ACGTGCCAGACGCAGGAGCCGGCGGGCGAGCCCATGCCGCCGAGCGCGTCGAGGGCGCGGAACACATGCTCGCGGGCGCCAATCTGGCGATCGCTGAGCGAGCCGACGCCGGTGCCAGGCGCGTGGACGAGAACGAGTGAGGCCGACGGCATGCGGTCGAAACTCGCGAGCGTGAAGGCAGCCTCGAAGTCGCGAGCAGCGCTCAGCATGTCGCCGTCGATCGTGCCGGCGGCAAACATCCGGCCGAGCGTGTCGACAACACGGTGATGGACGACACGAACGCCATCGGGATCCGCCTCGACAACCTCGCGGGTCACGAGACGTGATGAAGGCTTCGCCGGCCGGTCGATGGTGGCGCGGGCCTTCCGCTTGGATTTTGCGCTCATCGCTGTCCCTCCTGCGTGCCGTAGAGCTTGTCGCCGATGGTGCGGACCAGTTCGCGGTCGGCCCAGCCAAGACGGGGGTCGTCGAGTGCGACGACCAGAAGGCCGTGATCCCGCCACCCTGCCGCCTTCACGCCGTCCGGGGCGATCGCGGTCGGGATCATCTGCCCGAGCGCGCAACGCGGCTCACGCGGAGCGCCTGCGAGGGGGCGGCTCATCGCACACCCCCTTCGGTCTCGGTCGCCCAGAGCAGGATGGCGAGGGCGTCGGCCTCGTTGTCGTCGGCCGGGACGAAACCATGGGCTCGGACGGCCGCGGTGACGGCGGCCTTGTCGGCATTGCCCTTGCCGGTGATGTGCCGCTTGATCGTGCCGACCGGGACACCCTGGTAGGCGACCGTGTGCGTCTCGCACCAGGCGGTCAGGGTGGCGAGGAAACCGCCGTAGATGTGGGCGGCATCGGTGCCAGCGTGCCGACGGACCTCCTCGAAGTAGACCGCCGAGATTCCGCGCGCCTCATTCGCGATCTGGTCGAGCCACGACCGGAAGCGCAGGTAGCGCATGCCGCCGCCGTCGTAGCGGCTCGGGCGGAACGAGACCGTGCCGCTGGCGATGTGCCCGTCGGGCGAGCGCAGGGCCCAGCCGGTGGACGTGCCCAGATCGAGGGTCAGGATTGACCCGTCGGAGGCTTCGTGGATCAACGTGTGGGTATGGGCGCGGGGCGCCGGATTGTCGGTCATGCCGACCTCCTCGGGTTCGGGCGGTCGGGGCGACGGCGCCGTCCGGTGAGGGAGGCGATCTCGCCCGGACCCAAGAGGGGTCTGGTATGGTCAAGGTCCGCCCTGTTCCGGGGGCTTTGCCGGTCCATCACGCCACCTGACGGCGCGAACTGATGGACCCGACCGTACAAGCCTCTGGAACAGAATGGGAAATTGCGACGGATCGAATCCGTCAGTCCATCAACTCACGAAACGGCGCTTTATAGATAGAGAGAGATAGAGATCTCTTTCTCCTACGCTTACTTTCTCTCTCTAGGAGGGATTGAGGTTATGACGGATTTGGGTTGCTGAATGGAATCATAGCGATAGGGGCGAATGACCGCCCTGATTGTGTTGATGCTAAGCTGCTTTCATGGGTTTTACCTCCCCGTTGCCCGATAAACTGCGGCCGCGCGCGTCGTGGTCCGCTGCTGCGAAAGGGTGACCTGGCCGGCTTCGATCAGTGCGCTCAGGATCTCGTCGCGCCGTCGCATCTCCAGGAACTGCGTCTTTCGGGTCAGGTCGTTCTTGCGGATACCGCCGCGACCGGCCTGCCGGATCAGGTCGAGGACGCGCTTATGGCTGCGGTCGATCTCGTTGTCGCCGACATGGCGCTCGACGGCGTCGATCGTCTGCTTGGCAAAATGCCTGATGAAGCTGATGGCCCAGTCGGCATCGTCGCCGCTGATCTCGGGATGATCCGGATTGCGGCCGACCGCGACGATCAGCGCGACCTTCTGCGCATTCTCGGCGATCCGCGCCAGGATCGCGGTATGGGGGCTGCCGCGCGCGGCGCGCAGTGCCGTGGTGATGGCGTTGGCGAGTTCGTCGAAGGCGGACCGGGCCGCCGAAGACATCGGCACGACACGGGGCTGGACCGCGGTCTCGGGCCCGGCCGTGCGGCCGACGAGATTGCCGGGCGGGTCGATCCCGCCGCCGCCGTCCGCCACGCGGTTGACGGCCTGGAGCAGCTCGGTCGGGATGGTGCGGATACCGGACGCCATGTTCTCCTCCGGGTAGTCGTCGTCGGTCGGCAGGATGATGAAGCGGGCGAGCGAGCCGTCGACCACGTTGGAGCCCTGCAGAGCGGTCCAGAAGTGGTGCGGCGTCGTGGTGCCATAGAGGCAGAGGCACGGCTGGTTGATGTCGCGGCGTTCGTTCATCCCGTCGCGGTTGGCGTATTCGGCGCCGAGATAGAGGGTGCTCGCCGAGGTGTAGAGTTCGGTCATGGTGTCGAGGATGTCGGTGATGTGCCGTGGGCTGCGGCGCCGGTCGGCGGCGGCCGAGAGGAACATGCCGAACTCATCGATTTGGAATAGGATTGCGGGCTGGCGGTGGACGGCGGTCAGGAGGCCGGCTCCGGATGCGATCTTGTTACCCCCGAGGTAACGGAGCCGCCCGGCTTCGACGAAGAGTTCGTTGATGACCTCACGGGCGTGGTTCTTGCCGGACCCGGAATCCGCGATCCCGACGACGTAGAGGTTGGAGCGCAGATTGCTCTCGGTCCGATACTTCCGTCCCATCAGGGCGCCGACCGCACAGAGGCTCGCGCCGAGCGAGAGCAGCGGCTGCGGCCGACGGGCGGTCTCGACCATGTAGCGGGTGAGATCGCCCACGAGCCCATCCGGGATGGTGAGCTCGAAGACGGGCAGCGGATCGCTTGCGTCGTAGGCCTCACTGGTCGCCTCCTCGTTCTCCGCCCGAGGCGCCAGCTTCGCCAGCAGGCTGGCGGCCGGGTGTCCGTCCTCGTCGAGGACCGCGCCGTCGAGCACCAGCCCGGCGTCGGGCTTCCAGCCCCGCTCCATGGCGAGGTGGTAGATGGTACCGGCGCCGATCCGGGCGGCCTTAAGGCCGCCCCAGGTCGTCGCCGTGAAGGCGGGATCGTGCTTGCCCGACTGAGCGGACCAGGCCGCAAAGAGATCGCTGCCCTCATCCCCGAGCGCGCCCTTCAGCGCCAGGCCGACGCGGACCCAACTGTCGTAGTCGAGGTCGGCATTGGGGATGAAGGCGAGCGCCGATCGGATCGCTGGATGTGTGCCGGTCTGGCCGAGGCCTTGACCGACGGTCAGGCCGGTGTCGTGACCAAGGGATGCCGGCCTGAGACGCGCGGGCACCAGGGCGAGCGCCTCGTCCAGGAAGGCGCGCGCGCTTGCCTCGTCGATCACCGGCAGGCTGGCGATGTCGAGATCGGCGAGTGTCTCCTCGGGCCAGTCGTAGGGCCGGCCGGTCACGGGGTGGAGGGCGTGGGCGACGAACTGCTGGCCGAGACCCAGCACTTCGAGGGGTGCCCGGCGGATGCCGCGAAACGGCGCGAGCGTCCGGTAAACCAGGAGCCGCTTCGGCGCCCGGCCGATCCGAAGCGCCGGTGTGTCGCCGAGCCGGGTGCGACAGAGCCGCTCGAGTTCGAGGGCGAGATCCGGATCGTCGGCGATATCGATGTCGATGGCGGCGACCGCTCCGCACGCGATGCCGACCCCGGCGTCGGGCCAGGTCGACCAGATCGAGACCTCCAGATCGGTCGTCGCGCGCTCGGCGTGGCGGGTCCAGGCCGGATAGTCGGCCCAGGCGCCGTGCCGGAACTGACCGGGCTTTTTGGTGCCGGGCTGGATCGGCAGGACGGAATAGCCGTTGGCGACCAGACGGGCGCCGTAGCGGGCCATGAAGCTCTCGGCGTCCATCAGAACGGCACCCCTTCGCGCAAGCCTTCGAGACGGTTCTGATCCTCGGCGGCGAGAGCCCGCAGACGATCGCAGTAGCCGGTGACGATGCATTCGACGAAGCGGTCCCACTCCTCGACGGCGAGGACGGCGAGATCGGTCTTGGCGAGGCTGTCGAGATACTCGCCGCCCATGGCGCCGCCATGCAGCAAGGCGGCCCGTTCGTTCGGGGTCGGGTCGATCATGCCGCGCCTCCGATGATAGAGGTCCTGGCAGGTCCGGCTGCAGAACTGACGGTAGCTCTGGTCGCGCCGGGGATTGCCGACCGAGACATGGGCGTCGAACCAGCCGAAGCCGCGGGACTGACGGCGGCAGACGGGGCAGAGGGAACAGGCGGGGTGAGGCATGGCGCGAACCGGGTACGGACGATCTCGGTGTAGCGGCCGTTCGGCCGAACGAAGATGGCGGTCGGCCGGGCGAGCCGCCTGACTTGGGCCAAGGCCGCATCGATGGTCGCGGGAACGGGTGTGCCGGGCAGGCGCTCCGCCCACCAAGCTTCGGCGCGGCGGCGGGCGTAGCCGCCATGCTCGAAGCAGACCCACTCGCTGTGGACCGTGAGGCCCGAGCGATAGTCCACCTTGAGCGAGGGCGGGCTGCCGACCTTGTCGTAGCGCCGATAGGCGACGTCGGTCACCTCGACCCATTCGGATCGTCGGCTCGACAGGATGGCGTGGGTCGTCGCGGTGGTCTCGATCTTGACCGCGCGAGGCGGGAAGAGGTGGCCGCAGTCGGGACAAGCCGTCGCGCTCGCGGCGAGGATGCTGTCGCAGCCCGGACAGACCTTGGTCGGGGCTTCGCCGCCGCCCTCGCCAGGATGCTTCGGGCGGACGAGGTCGATGGGGCCGTGGCGGGCGACGTTGCCGGCGAAGTCGAGGACGAGGCAGTTGGTCTTGCCCGGCGAGACCCGTGTCCCGCGTCCGGCCATCTGGACGTAGAGCCCGGCCGACTTGGTCGGGCGCAGCATGGCGATGAGATCGACCGCGGGCGCGTTGAAGCCGGTGGTCAGGACGCCCATCGAGGCGAGGGCCCGGATCTCGCCGCGCTTGAAGGCGGCGAGGATCCGGTCGCGGTCGTCCCTGGGAGTGTTGCCGAAGATCGTAGCGCAGGAGACGCCACGGCGCCGGATCTCCTCGGCGACGTGGCGGGCGTGATTGACCCCGGAGCAGAAGGCGAGCCAGGACTTCCGGTCGGCTCCAAGCGCGACGACCTCATCGATGGCGGCTCGGGTGAGCGCCTCGGTATCGACGGCGGCCTGCAGTTCGGAGGCGATGAACTCGCCGCCGCGGGTCCCGACCCCGGTGACGTTCAGATGCGTCCGCGGCGCTTTGGAGACGAGTGAGCTCAGATACCCTGCCTCGATCAGGTCCCGGACCGGGACCTCGAAGGCAATGTCGGTGAAGAGCGCACCGGGCCCCTCGTGCAGCATGCCGCTGTCGAGCCGGAACGGTGTGGCGGTGAAGCCGATCACCTTGAGCCTGGGGTTGATCGCCGTGAGGTCGTCCAGGAAGCGCCGGTACATGGTGTTCGAGCTTCCGGGGATCAGGTGGGCCTCGTCGACCAGGACGAGGTCGGTCGGGCCGATCTCGGCGGCACGGCGATGGACGGACTGGATGCCGGCGAAGAGGATGCGGGCGTCGGCGTCGCGGCGGCCGATCCCGGCCGAGTAGATGCCGGCGGGCGCCTCGGGCCAGAGGTTCAGCATCTCGGCGTGGTTCTGGGCGATGAGCTCACGGACATGGGTGAGGATCAGGATGCGCTGGTCGGGCCAGGTCTTCAGCACGCTCTCGATGAAGGCGGCGATCACCAAGGCCTTGCCGCCGGCGGTCGGGATCACGATCAACGGATGGCCGGACTTCGCCTCGAAGTAGGCGTAGATCGCCGCAATGGCGGCTTGCTGATAGGGACGAAGGGTCAGCATGCAAGAGCCTCCTCGTCGCGCGCGTCGTTGAGCCAGGTCGTGCCGTCGGCCAGCCGGTAGGCGACGACGTCGTCACCAGCGTCGAGGACCTCACCGGGGACGAGGTCGGGGATGAACAGGTGACGGGCGCAGGCAGCGCGCTGCTCGGTCGGACTGGGGTGAAGGGCGTGCCGGGCGCAATGCCAGCCGGCCTCGACGGGCGTGACATGCAGGCAGGATCGGCAGGTGATCGCGGCAGCGCCGGCTTCGTGGCAGACGGCGTGATGCGGGCAGAGCCGGCACTCGAACCAGGCCGGGTCTTCAGAGATCCGGCTCGGCGGTCGGGCCGCCCGGATGACGCGCTCGGCCTTGGCGAGAAGCCGGTCGGCCAAGGCGAGGTCGGCGGCGATCCGCTCGATGTGGAGGGCGTCGGTATCCTTGCAGACCGCGATATAGAGCGCTCGGCTGAGGCCGGTCAGCGCCATGTAGATCTGCATCTGCGCGGCGTGCTGCGGCTTGGCGAGGGCGACGCCCTTGGCTTCGAGCTCGCGGAAGCTCTTCGCCGAATGGGTCTTGAACTCGACGACGTGCCAGGTCTTCGGGGCTTCGATCAGGCCGATCGCGACGGCGTCGAGCGAGCCGCCAAAATGCCCGTCGACCGCCTCCACCCGAAACTGCCGACCCGTCTCGGGATCGACCTCGAGCACGGTGGCGCCGGTCGAGCGTAGATTGCGCACGAGACGGGCTTCCTCCAACTGACCGGTCTCGAACAGGCGCAGGATGCGGCCGGAGAAGGTCGCCGGCGTGATCCAGCGGAAGTCGTACCAGAGCGCCCGCTCGCACAGCTTGCCGATCAGCGAGGCGCCGAGATGATCGCGGAAGCCGTCACCTCGGGTTGCCTCGTAAGCGGCGTAGATCGCCGACAGGGTCGGGGTCGGCGGCTTTGGTAACGCGGCCATCACGCCGCTCCCTGGTGCAGACGCCGATGTGCCTCGTCGAGGATGCGCGCCCAGGCTTCGGGCTCGTGCCGTTCGCGAAGGATCGCGATCAGACTGTCCTTCAAGGTCTCCTTGGCCGTGGGCAGGGCGGCGAGAGCCTGCTCGTGTTCGGAGCGCTCGCGCTGCAGATGCCGGAGCGCCGTCTTGGCGCGGTGAAACCAGCGTGGATCGATCGGCCGGCGGGTCGTCTGTCGGGTCAGGTCGGCGGCGGCGATTTGGGCGCGGATCGCCGCGATGGCGTCGTCGATCTCTGCGATGCGGGCGCGCACCGCTGCCTTGCTCCCCGCGTCGGCGGGTCGGGGGATCTCGGTCTCCATGGGGACCTCTCGATTGAGTTGGCAGGTCACGACACCGCCGCCGTCCAGGTCGGACGGACTGTCGGGCGGCGGTGGTGATGAGGTTCGGTCGATCAGGCCGGGCGCTTCCACGGCGCGGTCGGCGCGCGCGGAGCGGTCGGCTGCGGCGGAG